AGATGTATCTAACGAACAATACAATAATTTATGGCAGTTTTATGCAGACACTATGGAGTGGGCATGGAAGAGTTCTGAGAGCGAGTTTGATAGAATAAGAGATATGACTGTTGCTAACATTAGTGCAGATGCACAGAAAGAAGCTGCAAAGAGAGCAGCCTCATCTGAAAGAGGTAGTGCAGTTGGAGGTCTAATAGGTAAACTTGGAGCTGCTGCTATATCAAGTGCATTTGGAGGTTAATATGGAAACAAATCCATCAGGAAGAATATATAAAAATATGAAATTATTAGTTTCTCGTATGAGAAATAATGGCTCTAATCAAATGGAAGGCGATGGTTTAATGATAAGAAAAACACTCGCTATGAAAAACAACAAAGAGCCTCAAGGCATAGATCAGAATGCCAAGATAGCTGAAGTATTAATGAAGATAGAAGATGAGAGAAATGGAACAGGAACAGCCTAGATTTGACGCACCAACACCGGGAATGGCACTTACTCATGAAGTAGGAGCTAGACCTTGGCAAACACCACCTAAACTTGTAACTGTTGATGAGGTTATGCAAGACTATTTAACTAGAATGCAAGACCCATCTTTTGTACAACAACTTGTAGGAGTGCTTGAGTCAGGTGTGCCAATAACAACATTAGCTAATACAATACAACTTGCAGGTGTCATGGAAGGTAGACACACCATTGACATTGGTATGATGGTTATACCCGTGCTCATGGAAATGATGATGCTTGTGGGAGACAAAGCAGGTGTTAAGTACAATACTGGTATGGAAGAAGATATAAAAGAAGAGACTAAAGATGCTAACATAGCTTCCGTGCTAGAAGAGTTAGAGCAAAGTCTAGACGAGAACGAAGAAGAAATGATGGAAGAAGAAACTGTAGAGGCTGAAGAAGAGCCTATGGGTTTAATGTCTAGGAGAACATCATGAGTTTTTGGGGAGGTTTTGTAGAGGGATTTGCAACTGAAGTAGGCAAAGCTATTGATAAAGATGTTGAAAGAACTAATCAACTAGTTGATGATACTGTGAAGATAGGTTTAAATAAATATCTAGAAAACGAAGAAGAAATAAAGAAAGAAAAGAAAACTATTAGAGATGAAATAGATACTTTAGTTGGTTTAAACTTTAGTTTGCCAAAAGCTGCATCTATTGTAAAAGCAGGATTAACAAATCAGTTGGCTAAGTTAGCATTAGATGAAGACTACAGAGGTGATCCAAATAAATTATGGGATGGAACAACTAAATACTCAGAGGAGAGTGGTTTAACAGTTCAAGACATAGTGAATAAATTAGTAAAAACACCTAAATTTGACGTAGGTAATTTAAAAGTATCTCAACCACAAGGTAGTTTGTTATCTGCATTAGGATTAGGAACAGATGTTAGTTCAAGAATAAAGAGTGGTATAGACACACGAGTGGGTGGTATGACTAAAGCAACAGCTAGTAGAGATGACATAGCTGTGACTCCAGGCTCAGTGCCAACAGATGTGAAAAAATTATTAGCTTCATCTAGTGGGGATACCATAGATAAAAGAGTTATAGCCGCTATAGATGCACTTAACATACCAATAGAAGAAAAAAATAATTTGTTTATAAGAATTAAAGCGGGTGGTAAAATACCTAATATATTAGGCATACAGTATCCAGGAATGAGTTCAACTGCTGGTGGTGCTAATCTACCTCAAAATATGCAACAACTAAAAAATTTAGCTAAGTTAGCAAAAAATGGTGACAAAAATGCTGAAGAGGAATTAGCTAAAGAACTAGATGCCATAGAAAAAATAATGGGTCCTAACTATACAGATTCTCTATTAGATAACTTAGATTAGTAAGGACATAAAAATGACTAATTATCTACAAGAGCTAAAAGATAAACGTAGAAATAATAAGCCTATAACTTATAAAGATAGGATTCGTGAAAAATTAAATTTAGATAAATATTCATCTAATCGTAATCCTATTGACAAGATGAATGATAATATAAAACTAAATGAATCTATAGCTTACTACGAACAAAAAGAAGAAGAAGAGCCAACGGTTGTAGGTGAAACAGCAAAAGCATTCTTTGGTGGTATTAGAGATGCTGCTCAAGGTGTTCTTAATTTAGAAGATACAATAACAGACTACTTCACTAAAAAAGTACCTTATGATGTTAATTTTAGTGATGGAGTTCCTACCATAAAAAGGATGACAGACGAAGAAGTAGAAATAGAAACTTCCGACAATCCTTTTATTCTCCCCGAAGTAGACAAAAATGAAACCATAGCAGGTCAGATTGGTCGTGACTTGACACGTTTTATTGCGGGTACATTTTTAGCTAGAGGCATACGTACCAAAGGCTTAAAGATAAAAGACCCAAAATCAAAGGGTGCTAAGTTTGCAGTAAACGTGGCAGATTCTGTTGTGGGATCACAGCTTGTATCTGCAGGAGATGAAGGTAGACTATCTGATATATTGGCACAGATACCTGAACTGACTGAAGTTCCGGGTGTAAATGACGCTATAAATGCATTAAAGTCCAACCCAAAAGATACAGAAGCACAGTCTAGATTAAAGATGGCTATAGAAGACGCTGTAGTAGCTTTCCCTATAGAAATAGGTGTAAGGGCAGCTAAACTTTTATTTAAAGGTTCAAAAGACCCTGCTAGAAAAGCACTCAGTAAAGAGACAGTTGATTCTGCTGAAGAAGCTATAAATGCCAAGAAAGCATCAGATGAAACTGTAGATTTATTAGAAAATACAGGAAAATCTAAAGCACTACTACCAAATCCAATATTTGATGCGGGAAAAATAGATTCTGTTTATAGAGACCCAAGTGGAAAAGTAAGACCAGAGGTAAATCTAGAAATTAAATTTAAGAACAATCAAGGGGATGATTTATTTGAGACTGTAAATGATGGTGTTGGTGATATTGTTAAAAATATAAGTAGGCAAAATAAAATACAATTTGGAAAAGCTGTAGGTAGTAGGGCAAGTAATAAAAAAACTAAAGAAAGAGCTAAAAGATTAGGTTTAACAGAAGAGAATTTTGAAACATTTTTTAAACAATTAGGTGAAAAACCTAGCTCTCCAGAATTAGTAACTGCAACAAGACAATTGTTTATAGCCTCTGCAGATAAAGTAAAATCATTAGCAGACTTGATCGCATCAGGTAAAGGTGGAACACAAGCACAAGGACAATTGGCAAAAGCAGTTTTAAGACACAGAGCTATACAAGAAAAAGTTTTAGGGTTACAAGCTAACGCAGGTAGGACATTACAAGCATTTAATATCCCTGTAGGTAGCAATAGTAGTTTAAGAAACAAACAGATAAGTGAATTAACTGCTGCAGTATTAGGTGGAGATATAGCTAAAATAAGTAAAGCTGCTCAAGATTTAGCAAGTAACACTGACGAAGCACTAAACAAACTTATGAAAGATAAGTTTACAGACACTAAAACAGATAAGCTAAATCAACTTATATATTTCAACTACCTATCTTCTCCAAGCACATACTTAGTCAACACTGTTGGTAACGCATTTACACAGCTATATGAAACACTTGTAGCAACACCTACTGCAGCATTAGTCGGTGCTATTCGTTCTCCTTTTCTCAAAGCTCCAAAAGACAGAGTTTATTTTGGTGAAGTTGCTGGTAGAACTATGGGAACTGCACATTCTATGCTTGAAGCAAGTAAAAACTTTTTAAAAGTATTAAGAGATGGTGATCTACCACCTGAACTAAAAAGAATGAGTAGAAGTGAATATGAAGAGATAGTCGGAGTTGGTGCTCAAGAGGGTGCTGGGATAGGTAGAAGAATAGTTGGAGGTGTTGTTAGATTTCCTGGAAAGATATTATTGGCTACTGACGCTTTGTTTAAAACAATGGGTAAGTCAGCTTTTATATATCAACAAGCATATAGGGGTGCAGCTCAAAAAGGATTAACCCCAGGAACAAGAGCACACGGAGAATTTGTAAGTAAAATAATAAATAAAACTCCAGCTCAACTAGAGAAAGCGGCTCTTGAAGACGCGGCAAGAATTACTTTTACAAAAGATAACAAGATAGCTTCAGGTGTAGCTAAAATAAAAAGAGTTCCTGTAATAGGAAACATAACAGCTACTTATTTGCCATTTGTAAGAACACCTCTTAACTTAGCAGGATACTCTTTAACTAATTCATTTTTTGCTCTAGGTAATCCTGCAATACTTAGAGCCATAGCAAAAGGTGGTGCAGAAGCTGATGAGGCTATAGGAAGAATAGTTGCTGGAAGTGGTGTCATAGCAGGAGGAACTATACTAGCTTCTCAAGGGGTAATTACAGGAACAACTGATGGCTACAAGCAAGACATAGTAAAGACTCAAGGTCTAGGCTTTCAAGATAAGGCAATAAGAATAGGAGATAAAACATATAGTTTTAATCGCTTTGATCCTTTTGCCACACCAATAGGATTTGGTGCAGATATATATGAGATATATAGAAGAATGGGTGCTATAAAAGATACAGACAAATATGCTAATATGGAAAAGTATCTGTCAACTGCAGTTTCTATGACAGTAGCATCTGCATGGGCAAATATAGCTGATAAAGCCATGTTAACAGGAATTGCTCAGTTGTCTAAAGACATAGAGCAGTTTGCAAAAGCTGCAGAAGGGGGAACTAATACCTATGAGTATGCTCTAAATAAATTTTCAATGCAGGCTGCTCGTGCTTCTACACCAAACGTTTTAAGAATGTATGGTAGAACTAGTGACCCATTTATCAGAGACACCTACACAGCTTTAGACGTTATTAAAGACGCTATACCTTTTTTAAGAAATGATCTACCCATAAGACATGATATGTTTGGTAGATTAATGTATATAGAGCAGTATGGAGATAGGGGTCTGCCAAACGATGTCTTAGAAGTAGTCACAAGTATTACAAGAGAATACTCTATTAAAGATGATCCTTTTGCAAAAGAACTAATTAAAATAGAATATGCTCATAGTAGACCCTCTAGAAAAATGTCTATTGAAGGATTTGATGGCACTAGGGTTGAGCTAGATTTAGAGCAGTATTCCATATTAGAGGGATATACAGGTGCTCAATTTCATCAGTATGGCTTGGAGTTAATCCAAACAGAGGCTTACAAAAAAGCTTTACCATACGAGAAAAAACAAATGATAAATCAAGTTAAACAAGCAGCAAGTGCTTACGGTAAAGCAATGGTTTTAGACTCCCATGGAGTTGAACTATTCAAAAAAGCTAAATTAAATTATTTTGAGAGAAGAAGAGAAACACCTTATTGGGAATACTTGCCTGAACATATGTCAAAGACATACAAGAATCAGCAACCACTGCCAAAGAATATAGGTAAAGATAATTAAGTAGATATATGTCTAAGAATACCCATAGCTAATGCGGCACAAGCTACCCCATTAACCATCAGTAATGCTCTATCATGCCAGAGATAAGCCATAGCTGATAACAACCCAGTGCCTATGAATGAAGAGCAGAGGTCAAACAAGGGGAAAACTCCTACTGCTCTACATACTATCCCTGACATGATGAACATTGAACCTGTCCATTTTAAATACCAAGACAGATCATGTGTTGGAGTTATTTTTTGCATTATTTAACTCCTTTAACTTTTTTAACGTAACTTCAGCGATTGATTCTATTCGCTTCAAGTTCTCTATAATTTCTTCTAGTCGTTTAGGAAAAGTTTTATTATGCTTTTCCATATACTTTCTAGCTTCCTCTTCCAGCCTCATCCTTTTTTACTTTCTCCAACTGCTTAAAGTAAGCATGGTTAAAACCTCTTTGCCACTCTCTATACTGCATAGAGTTTAGATGATATGGACTCTCTGTCGCTATGACTTTGTGTCCTTTCACATTCTTTATATACTGCTTACCTTTGAAAGCATTAACACCTCTGTCAAACTGTATGCGTAGAGGTGCATCATACTTACTTAGATTTGGATTTCTTTTCTTCTTCTTGGACATTTGACTTTCTCTCAAGGTACTTTAGTATCATTGATAATCTATCATCGTATTTACCAATCTCTGCTATCTCTTTATCCATAGCTTCTATTATATCAGAATGCTCTCCAATACCAGTAGATCTACTCAAGTATATCTCAACATTAGCAATATGTTTATTTATATGTCCTACATAGTAGGATTTTAAAGCTGATAATAACATCTCTCTCATATCTATCTCCCTTCAATATCCACAATTTCACAAGAACCTGCAACACAAGCTAAGTCTTTAGTTCCCGTAGTTGTATCTTCTTTCTCAAACTCTTGAAGCTTACTCCAATCTATAGCAGATGGCATTTTCTTTGTCAACTCTATGTACTCTTTTTCATCAATATCTTGATAGGGTGCTTGTGCGTAAGTGTGATCACTAAAAGGTAAGAAAGATATACCAGACACCTCGTCAAAGTTTCTATACACCCAAGCTCCTACATCCATCCATTCGTGCTCCTTAACAGATATAGTAACAGAGGGTTTATGTTCACACCAATGTCTTTGGAACAGTAGCCAATAATCTAGTTGCTCTATAGCAGTCATCTTAGTTCTAGTAATAGCACCAGTCGGTGACTTCATAGGAAAACTAAATACGGATACACTATCAGGCTTCATGACATCAGGCTCTATAGGTATGCCTGCCTCTTTCATAAACTGAGTAAGTGGGTCTTTGTTGTCACCACGTACAGTTCTAATGTAAAAAGGATTATGTCTTGCGTGTATGCCACTAGCACTATCAACTAGCTGAGACACTGTGCCACTAGGTTTAACACAAGTGATAGCAGTTGACTGTGGAATACCTAAATCTTTGGCTATCTTTTTATTAGTCTCAATAGCTACTTGCTTTAGTTCTTCTAACACATCTGCCAACTCATAATAATTACTATTTAATATAGGACAATCAAGGATACCTGTTAGTGAAACTCCTAGCAATCTTTCTTCTTCAGTGTTGTCTTTCCATATTTTACGTAGGTATTTAAAGTCGGTAAGTGTGGATTGGAATGTACCTAATATTGTAGCCATTCTAACTTTATCTTTTAAAGACTCTAAGTCATCTGTTTCACGTGCAACAACTTCAGTAAGATTACAAAACTGATATGGTCTAAGTATGATCTCACTACAAGGATTACAACCAAAGTAATAGTTGTCATCTCGTCTGCCATTCTCACTTGCTTTTACTTTAGCAGACTGACGATTAAAGATGCCACGTTCTCCTGACTTAGATTCATATAAAGCAGTCCACTCTCTCATGAATGTGCCCATCTCAGGTTTACCTTTAAATGCTACAGAGTTATTAGCTAGTGCTCTCTGTCCTTCATTCTCCCACCATTGACCAGACTTAGCATGACGCATTTGATCATCACCTAAGTTAGACAAAGAGATAAGAGCAGACCGTCTTACACCACCAACGACTACAACCTCTCCTATCTTGCACATAATATCATGGCACTCAATAGGATATAGTCTTCTGCCCTTTGCACCTTTAAACTTCTCAATGCAAAACTTAAATAGATCTTCTAGGGGAGCAGGACCTGATGCTCTGCCACCAAATGTTTTTAGTCTAGCACC